GACAACTTATGGCTTATATCAACCTTGTAAGAGAATCAAAACCAAAACTGTCAGGCGAAATACGAAAAGAAGTGTTAAAAATATATGAAAAGATGAGACAACTATCAAAGGAAGATGAAACAGCATTGGCAATAGGAACAAGACAACTTGAAGCATTGATTAGACTATCAATGGCACACGCCAAACTTTTATTCAAACCAAAAGCAGATGTTGAAGATGTCAGGGCAGTAAGAGATATATTAAACGATATGTTTGCAACATTCGGGCTTGATATGGATAAGGGTAGTTTTGACCAGTCATTATTGACAGGAGTTACAGGAAAGGAGACAAAGGAACAGGTCGCTAATCGTGTTTGGGCAGAAGTTTCAGATCCAAATGGGGCTGTACTAATACCAAACTTTATGAAAGCACTTGCAGAATCTACCACTTTTGATGAAACCTCTGCGAAGAAGTTATTTGATAGTTGGGATAAGAACTGCATAGTAAGAATGAATAAGGATGGAACATGGAGGAAGATTGTATGACACTAAGTGAAAGAGAGAGATTTGTATTTCATCTATGTACTGCTATGGTTCTATCAATAGAAAAGTTTGCAGGTAAACCTTTTAGTATTGCAGCAGTCCAAAAACTTGTTTTAAAAAATAGGGCAAGACATTTAAATGAGAAAGACGTAAAAACTCTAACTGAAGATATGAAAGAAGAGGTATTACTTGGTGGTTCGTGTTATGAGGACATGATGAATTACTTTCTTAATAAAACTGCACGATCACTTGATTTTGAGGATGGTAGATAATGGTAGCTAGATGTCGTGGAATATGTGACTTGATAAGGTTGAAGCAGGAAGTAAAAAGACCTAAAAGACTTCCATACTTAACACATTCACAATGTAGGGTATGTAGGATATGGTTTGATAAAAAGACACTTACATCTCATAGGTGTCCATGTTGTAGTACAATACTCGCAATACTTCCAAGAGAGAATGGAAAGAAGAAAATATACAGAAAGGTGTTACATGAACTTAGACATTGACCAACTAGAGGGTGTAGGACCAAAAACAGTAGAAAAACTAGAGGCGTTTGGTGTTACTTCTCTATATGATATTTGTGTTAGAGGAGCAAAAGAGATATCAGAAATAACTGGAACAGCAAAGTCAAAGTCAGATGCTTGGGTGTTCAATGCACAAAAGATACTCGAAGATGGGGGTCTAATAAGGAAAACAGATATGTCTACACTAGATTTATTTGAATATCAAAATAATATTGATACTTTAGCGGTAAAATGTGAGGCAGTAGACGACCTTATGAGTGGGGGAGTCAAGCCAGAATGTACTTACGAGGTATATGGGGAGTTTGGTTCTGGGAAAACCCAGTTCTGTCTTGCATTAACAGTTGAGGCTATTGCTAGAGGAGATAATGTTGTTTGGGTTGACTGTGAAGACACATTCAGACCAAAAAGAGTGGCTGAGATTCTTAAAGAAAGGGGATATACAAAAGACACAGAAGAGGCGTTTGATTACTTGAAGAAAATAGATTATTTCTTTACACCCAACACTGAGCAGTTGATGGGAACTATTAATGCATTATCTGATGTCTTATTAAAGAAAAAACCAAGACTTGTAATAATAGATGGTTCTATTGGACAGTTTAGGGAGGAGTATTTGGGAAGAGGAACACTTGCAGACAGACAGAATCAAATAGCAAGGCTAATGACACACCTAAAGAACATAGCATTTTATTTTAAATGTACGGTAGTATTCACAAACCAAGTAATGTCAGATCCAAGTATAATGTTTGGTGATCCTACAAAGCCAATAGGTGGCAATATTGTTGGTCATGCAAGTACATATAGGATATATTTCAAGAAATCCGGGAGAAAACATATTGCTAGGATGGTAGATAGTCCAGAACATCCTGTTGCAGACGCTCCATTTGCCCTTGATGCTAAAGGAATATCAGATGTAGAAGAATAATGAACAAAAAAGAATATAGAATGAAGCAGAAAAAAGATGATGAGGGTAGAGCAACTTTTCCTAATTTGGGTATACTTGGAGGAATGGAAAAAGGGAAAGATTGGTGGGAATATTTTAAATATGCTAAAGGGATATCAGATGTTAAGTAAAGATAATGAGGATTTTTGGAGAATTGCTGCTGTTATATTAACTGGTGGTATTGGAGATTTAAACTCTAAGAAGAAAACCAAAAAATATAATTTTGATAATCCAGACGCTGTTGTACGTATATTCAAGAAGATTATAAAAGAATAACCATATAAACCATATAAGTTATATAATAATTGTGAATACAAGACAACGGATGCGTGTTAGTAATAGGAAAGCTGTTAATTGGTTATTAGAGAATGGTTATGATGACATATGGTTAAAAGCTCATGGTAGGAGGCATGATTTGGTCTACACAACAGGAGAATGGTATCGTGCATTGGATTTATGGAACTTGTTTGATGGAATATGCTTCAATAAGGTGGGTAAAATAGTTCTTATACAGATAAAAACCAACTCATGGGCGAAAGAACAACCCATAAAGGACTTCCTAACTAATAAAAAGAACCTTATTGTACTAGCTATCAACGTAAGTAGGCGTAAAGGTAGATGGTGTGTTCATGTCCGGGAATACAAAACTTAAATACAAAACAGTATACTAAAATTATATTGGCACATATAACAATAATAGCAGGTGGAGTATGCAAACTTTGCGGTCATCCACAAAGAACACATCAGGACAACAATGGTTGTACCGATTGTGATTGTACAGCAATAGGTTCATATTAAAGTATTAATTTATATTACCTATATGTTCAAGGATAAAGATGGTAATATAATTGGTGTCGGTGAAACTACTGCTATTTCTATATGTACTGATCTTTTCAAAGACAGCACGAAAATCATTCCTCAGTATCCTCTCATAAAACTACTAACAGATGATTATATAGATTCATTAGCAGATAGTTATTTAAAACATAAAATAGATATTATGATATTCACATCAGACCAAAAGATTGTTGTTCGTGTGCAGGGCAAGGACCATGACGGTGTGTTAAAGTCAGCGAGAGATACTGTGCAGAAGAAACTAATGGAGTGGAATGACTGTATAGTCGTGGATCTAACATGGCAGGAATGTCCATATCTGTTCAAGGAACAGAAAGATGAGAATAGTTACTTGGAGGTTCTGAACGCCTTTAAGAGTTCAGGATTATTTGTATAGGTCTTTAGGTGCGTCTGTCTTTACTTCTTCGTCTTCCTCTTCCTTTGTATCTTCGTCTTTATGCTTCAAGTACATACTATACAACTCATGTTTTTGTTGTGATATCTTTTCCTTTACCATTAGCATAGTTATCTCTACCTCAAGGAAGCTACATTTGTTATCTAGGAAAGCCTTGTCTAACGCCTTATCCATTTTACCATAGAGCTTATCTATTATATTCCACCTTGGTTCGTGATCATGTTCCGGGGGCATACCCATTCTGTTTTATTACTTTATTTAAATTTATGCCTCATTTTAGCTACAATAGCAAGAGTAACTCCTACTATCGGTATCAATTCTAGGGTATCAATTCCATATAGGAAGAAATCTACAAACATACCATGATTATGCAAATAACCTCCTCCAAACACACATTCTAAAGCCCACCAAGAGTGGGGTATTTGGGCATATAGGATAATAGCCGATATTATGAGGCTTTTAGCCATATGCCTCTCATACCAGTCGAGGAATTTAGTAATGGGTGTGACCATACCATACCAAAACTTTAAACTTTAATAAAGTTTAGGATTTGTATGAGTTGCACAGTAGATTTTAAATTGGGAGGAGAAAATCGTGGTATTTACTATGATGAAACCCACCGTTGCCTTATATACCTCAGCAACCACGAAAATGTAGAGGATATATATAAGACTATTACACATGAGGTAATGCATTATTGCATCACCGAAATCGGTGTACAGATTGATGAGGAGCAGGAGGAGAAATTAATCTTTAATATTCAGTGGGCAGAATATTCTTTAGCATGAGTGATGAATTTAGGTTTAAATTTGGCAAAGCAAAAGAAGTTGCTGCATACTCAGAAAAATTAAA